AGTCAAACCAAGATGAATAAATTAGAGGCCGGAAAACCTGAGAATTTAACCAACCGTGGCAGGGGAAGGCCACCGGGAAGCGTTAACAAGGCCACCAAGACGTTTAGAGAGACTGTTAGTAGGTTGCTAGAGGATAACGCTGAAAACGTCTCTAAGTGGCTCACAGAGGTTGCAGAGGGAAGTGTCGAGAAAGAATTGAAAGCAGACCCCAAAGCTGCTTTGACACTTCTAGCCCAAATGGCTGAATACGCAACACCAAAGCTAAACCGCACTGAAGTTACTGGCGATGGCGGTGGGCCTATCAACCAGAGCGTTGAAGTATCGTTTGTTTCTCCAAATAAATGATACGCTTCACAAGCTGAAGGTATTGATATAGAATTGCCGCATGAGCAAGCAATTCTGTGTTTACACCCACAAAAGACCAAATGGCGAACCTTTTTACATTGGCAAGGGCGTAGTTGCGCGAGCCTATGACTTTGCGCCAAGTCGCAGGACTGAATGGCACAAAAACATTGTTAAAAAGTATGGAAGAACAAGCATACTGATTGAGATTGTTTTGTGCGATAGCGAAAATGATGCTTTTGCGCTTGAAAAGGAAAAGATAAAAGAAGCTCGACAACTTGGTTTTGAGCTTGCAAATCTTACCGATGGTGGAGAGGGTGCATCGGGTAGGTTGCCAAATGAAAAGCAAAAAGCTGGTCTTGAAAAAGGCCGTAGAGTTGGAAAAAAAGGAACAAAAGGCCCAAGACCTCATTTAATCAAATGGATTGAAAGTGAGGCTGGTCAAAACCATGTAAAAAACCTTTCTGAAATTGGGAAAAAAATACTTCACAGAGAGCGAATCGTGTCTTGCTGTGAGTGTGGTGTAGATTTTGTGACTACTAGCGCAAAGGCAAAAAATTGCAGTAGGTTGTGTGAGCAAAGAAATAGACGAGCAAGGCAAAAAAATGGCGAAAATTAACCTGCCTGAGTGGAGTCAGTTCCTAAATGAGCCATGCAGGTATAAGGTTGCCTATGGTGGCCGTGGTTCTGGAAAATCATGGGCGTTTGCCATGATGTTGCTTTTGCAGGGGATTAAATCTCCGCAAAGGATTTTGTGTGCCCGTGAAGTGCAAAGATCACTCAAAGATTCTGTCCATCAACTATTGACAGACCAGATAGAAAGCATGGGTTTAAACGATTTTTACCAAATTACAGATACTGAAATAAGAGGCAAAAATGGAACAATGATTCTTTTTGCTGGTCTTCATAACAACTCTGTAACAACAATCAAATCGTTTGAAGGTGTTTCTCGGTGCTGGGTAGAAGAAGCGCAAACTGTATCTAAGCGTTCTTGGGATATATTGATTCCAACGATACGAAAACCTGACTCAGAGATTTGGATTACTTTTAATCCTGACTTGGACACAGATGAAACATATAAAAGATTTGTAGTAAATCCGCCAAGTAGCGCATCAGTTAAAAAAGTAAATTGGGATCAAAATCCTTGGTTTCCAGAAACTTTAAGGGAAGAAAAAGATCAATTAAAAGAAAGAGACATGGATTCTTACCTGAACGTCTGGGAAGGCCACACCCGTCAAATGCTGGATGGCGCTGTGTACGCCAACGAACTAAGAAAGGCCCAAGAGGATGGCCGCATTCGTGAACTGATTATTGATAAGTCAATCCCTGTTCAAACCTTCTGGGACTTGGGCTGGAGCGACATGACCTCTATATGGTTTGTCCAGGTTATCGCTGGTGGCGAGGTAAGGGTAATTGATTTCTACCAAAACTGTCAGAAAACCATCGACCACTACGCTCAGGTTTTGCAGGACAAGGGCTATATCTACAAAGATTGGTGGCTCCCGCATGATGCTGAGAACAAGAATATGACGGGGAAATCTGTCAAGGACATCTTGGAAGGCATGGGCAAACCTATCAGAATCACGCCAAAACTGTCTGTGGCTGACGGGATTAACGCAGCAAGGACGCTGATGGGCAGGTGCTTTATTGACGAAACTCGGTGCGCTGATGGCTTGCAGAACTTGCGCCATTACCGCTATGACGTTGACCCAAACACCAAGATGTTTTCAAATAAGCCATTGCATGACCAGCACTCACACGCTGCTGATGCTTGGCGTTATGTGGCTGTAGGACTAGATGAAAACACTGGTTCTTGGGGCAAATCTATCAACAAACCAGCAAAATGGGTGGTCTAAATGATCTTGATGAAACAAGGTGATATTTCTAACGCCAAACGGGTTGACGAGCTTGAGAAGCGTATTGAAATGCTTGAAAATGTGGTAAAGGCGTTACAATTGCAAGAACGCCCAAAGGTCGGGCGACCAGCAAAGGTCAAAGATGAGCCAGAACGAACTTAAAGCCGCAGTTCAAGCCGCAATTGATGATTCCATTGGATTCATCGAAAGCGAAACAGTTGAGATGCGTAAGCAAGCCCTTCAGGCTTATTTGCGCCAACCGTATGGAAATGAAGTTGAGGGCAAGTCTTCAATCGTTACTGGTGAAGTTGCCGAAGCCATTGATGGTGCTTTGCCATCACTGATCCGCATCTTTACTGGCTCTGACCAAATCGTTGTTGCTGACCCTGTTGGCCCTGGTGATGAGGCTGGAGCAAAGCAAGCGACTGACTATCTGAACCATATCTTTCTCAAAGACAATCCGGGTGTCATCATCCTGCATGATTGGTTCTTTGATGCTTTGCTGCAAAAAAACGGCATTGTGAAAGCTGTTTGGGAAGACAAGGAAGACGTTACCAAAGAGACATATGAAGGTTTGTCCGATGACGAACTGGCAATGCTGCTGCAAGATAAAAGCATTGAAGTTGTTGAGCAAGACACAGTAACGCAGCCGATCCTAGACCCAATGGGAATGCCTGTCTTTGACGAGATGGGTGTTCCTGCCACTTATGGTATTCATGACGTCACCATTAAGAAGGTGGAGAAGTCGGGCAAGGTCAAGATTTCCAACATCCCCCCTGAAGAATTCTTGATTGCCAAGGCTGGACGCACTGTGAAGGATTCGCCTTTCGTTGCACATCGCCGAATGATTACCCGTAGCGAACTGATCGCAATGGGCTTTGCTGATGACGTTGTTAACAGCTTGCCAACAGGTGACGCACTGGCCTACACGCCTGAACGTGTGGCGCGATATTCTCCCGGTGAACAGCCGTATGACACAGAGCCGAACGACTCTTCAATGCAAGAGATCGAAGTCTTTGAATGCTACATTTATTACGATGCCGATGAAGATGGCATTGCCGAGTTGCATCAAGTCTTTTACGCTGGTAACGACATTCTGAGTGATGAAGAGACAGACTATGTTCCTTTTTACTCTGTCTGCCCGTTGCCAATTCCGCACAAGTTCTTTGGCAACTCGCTGGCTGACCGCACTGTTGATCTGCAACTGATTAAGACAACTGTCACCCGTCAGATGCTGGACAATATGTATCTGACCAATAACAGCCGTGTTACTGCTGTCGAAGGCCAAGTTAACCTTGATGACTTGCTGACCTCTACCGCTGGTGGCGTTATTCGCGTGAAGACTCCAGGTGCTGTCCAACAGTTGACAGTGCAGAACATGGCGAACCAGTCATTCCCAATGCTGCAATACTTGGATTCTGTCCAAGCAAAGCGCACAGGCGTGACTGAGATGTCTCAAGGTCTTGACCCCAACATCTTGCAGAACGTGACTGCCGCAGCCGTAGCTTCTATGCAGCAAGCCGGTGCTGGCAAGATTGAACTGATCGCCCGTATCTTTGCAGAATCAGGCGTTAAAGAGCTGTTTGAAGGCATCATGCACTTGGTGACCAAGTACCAGCAAAAAGAGCGCATCATTCGTTTGCGTGGCACGTATGTCACTATTGACCCGCGCACATGGGCTAACAAGTTTGACATCTCTATCAATGTTGGTTTGGGTAACGGTAACCGCGACCAGCAAATGGCAATGCTCAACATGGTCTTGGCTAAACAAGAGCAAATGATTGCTCAATACGGTCCAGCAAACCCCTTGGTTTCGTTTGGTCAGTATCGCGGCACTCTTGGCCGTATGGTCGAGGCTGCTGGCTTCAAAGACTCCGCTGAGTTCTTCAAGCCGATCAGTGCCGAGCAAGACCAGCAATTGTCTAACCCACCTCCGCAGCAAGAACCGCAAATGTCGCCAGAAGTGCAAGCCTACATGGCTAAGACACAAGCGGAGATTCAAAGCCAGCAAGCCAAGTTTCAAGCTGACATGCAAATGCAACAGGCAAAGATGCAAGCTGATCTTGAGTTTGAACGCCAGAAAGCCGCGCTTGAGTTGCAACTTCAACGAGACAAAGCCGCTGCTGAGATTCAACTGATGCGCGAAAAAGAAGCCTCAAAACTTCAAATTGAGCGTGAGAAGATGAACATGCACTTTGCAATGAAGGAACAAGAGTTTCAAGTCGAGGCACAGCTTAAAGCCATGAAGGTCGGCGCTGGCATTACCTCCAATGTGGAGATTCCAGGATGACGCCAAACGAGATTCTTGAGATAGACGCCAAGCGCAATCATCCGCCGGGGACATTGGCGGGGCATTTACGTGCTGACATCAATGATGACTTGAGGGCTGGCGGTGAAATTTTTCAGTTTGGTGATACGTTGATTGTCTACAAGGCTGTTGAGCCGGGGATCGTTGAGCATCACAGTTTTAACGCTGGTTCACCTCAAAATCTTCTTGAAGCAAATCAAAAACTTTGGCGATTGCTCAAAAATGCTGGCTCAGTAATGGCTTATACAACTTACGAAAACCCAAAAATTAACAAGTTGTTTGAGCAAGTTGGCGATGAATTCCCTGTTGAAATCACAGAAGACAATGGTCTTTTCACTGCGAAAGTGAGTCTGTAATGGGTTTCTTTAGAAAAGTGGAAGACAAGATTAAAAACGTTGGTCGAAAGATTGACGATGAAATTATTCAGCCAGTTAAAGAAAACCCTGCTGCCGCTGCTGGTCTTGCGTTAATGTTTGTTCCAGGCTTGCAGGGTGTTGGTGCTTCTATTGGCTCTGCTATTGCCCCTGCTGCTGGCGCTGCTGTTCAAGCTGGAATTGGTAATGCCATCATTCAAGGCGCATTAACAGAGGCTCAAGGCGGTGACTTTCTTAAAGGTGCTGCACTTTCCGGCTTGGGCTCTGTTGTTAGTGGCGCTATTCAGCCGGGACTTAGCGAGGCTCTTGGCGGTGGTGCTGCTGGAAACATTGCATCAAATGCGTTAGTCGGCGGCGGTATGTCTGAATTATCAGGCGGTGATTTCACAACCGGAGCACTGATAAGTGGCATTGGTAGCGGTATCAATGAGGCAAAACTTGCTGCTGCCGATGACTATATCAATTCTGTAGAGCCAGGTATCGGCTATGACGCATCAACATCACCAACAGAGCTTGATGTCCTTGACGCTATTGCGGCAGAACAACCAAGCTACACAATCTCTGACACATCATTCACGCCTGATTACTCGCTTGCTACTGGTGCGCCTGTAATCCCTGACATGGGCGCTCAAGGCATCCAAGTGCCAACAATCAGTGAGCTTGTTGATGTTGTAAACCAGCCGGTGGATTACTCTTTGCCAGTGCCTGATTCTGGTCTTGGTTTTCAAATGCCAACAGCGCCAAACTTGGGTGATCCAAACTCGTTTATCAATCAGCCAGCACCAAATGTTGATGTAAACATTCCAGAGTTAACAGAGCAACAGCCAACAGACATTAACAAAGAATTGGCATTGCTTGACGCTGCAAAAGCTCTTGCACCTTTGGCAGTAACGTCTTTGCTTGCTGATAAGGTGATTAACCAGCCAGAAGAGCAGCCAACAGGGTTTGAGATTGTTCCTGTCCCTAGTGACTGGAAGTCACCTGAATACAACATGGCATTCACTCCGTCAGAGGCAATCAATTTTGGTTCGCCTGAAATGCTGGCAGGGACTCAGTGGGCTAATGCTGGTCAACAGCCAACCCAAATGCCGTACAGCCTGAGCGATGTCATCAACACGCTGAATTACCAGTCTGTTCCTTTTGTGCAACAGCAGTATCAAATGCCGCAGCAGTCGTTTTCCGTGCCTGATATCCTTCAGCAATTTCAAACAAGCCCAACTGTCGGCATGAATGACGTCATTGGTGGTTTGAATGGAAGACAAGTTTCAATCTCTGACATCATTTCAGGAATTCAAAGCCAGTATGGATAAAAAACTCAAGGCTCAGTGGGCAAACAATCTGTTGGTCGATGACTTTTTCGTAGAAGTCATGAATGATTTGAAAAATCAGCAAATTAGTGTGATAATTAACACGAATCGAGATGAGGTTGAAGAGCGAGAAGCCGCTTACAGCCACATTAAGACACTTGACCTGCTTCTTGGACACTTGCAAGGCATTGCCGCAGAAACCAAGATTCAAGAAAAGAAGTGGAAAATTCTGTGAGGAAACTCACCCGCAGTCCAGACGGTTTCTGGCGAAAACTGAGATAACACATGGAAAACACCAACCCGCAAGGGAGTGAAAGCCTAAACGTAAACCAAGCCGCTAATGCGTTTCTGGGTTTGATGGGTAACGATGGAGCCGAAGAAGGCCAACCGGAAGAGCCTATTGAACAAGAGACAAGTGGTGAAGCTGAATCTGATGAGGCTGAGTATTCGGACGAGTCAGAGCCTGTTGAAGAAGTAAAACCCCGTTACAAGGCGAAAGTCGGTGGCGAGGAAGTTGAGGTCGAACTTGACGAGCTTATCAACGGCTATCAGCGAAGCAAGGATTACACCCAAAAATCTCAGGCTCTTGCTGAACAGCGTAAGGCTATTGAAGCCGAGCGTGAACATCTTGAGCAAGTTAAACAAGAGCGTATGGCCTACGCCCAGAAACTGAAGGCACTCGATAGCTTCTTGAGCCAACAGAATAAGGGTGAGGATTTGGAAGTTCTGAAAGAAACAGACCCTATCGGTTATGCCGTTAAGGTAGCAGAACAGAGCCAGCGTGAGAAGCAGTTAGCAGTTGTTCGTGCTGAACAGCAACGCATTGCCCAACAGCAACAAGCGGAGCAACAGCAGCAACTTCAAAACCATCTCAAGGCTGAATCTGAAAAGCTCGCGTCTGTTATCCCAGAGCTGGCTACGCCAAAAGGTGATGCAATCCGGAAAGAAATCCGAGAATATGCAAAATCTGTTGGATGGTCAGATCAAGAACTCGCTTCAGTGTATGACCATCGCGCTGTGCTGACTTTGTATAAAGCAATGAAGTTTGAGCAACTTCAAAAGGGCAAGCCGGAGACTTTGAAGAAAGTCCAGCAAGCTCCCAAGATGCTCAAGCCCGGAACTTCAGTGCCAGAATCTAAGTCATCGCAAGAAAAGCAAGTGATGCAACGGCTGCGTCAATCCGGCAAAGTCCGTGATGCTGCTGCTGCGTTTGAACGATTCCTTTAATTTTTGGAGCTTTAAAAATGGCAACCTACCAGACCTATACCGCTATCGGTATGCGCGAAGACCTGTCGGACGTGATCTACAACATTTCGCCCACAGACACCCCTTTCATGTCTTCCATCGGCAAGACCAAGGCAACTGCAACTTACCATGAGTGGCAGACTGACAGCCTGGCCGCTGCTGCTTTGGGCGGCGCTGTTGAAGGTGCTGATGCCTCTAGCATCACCGCATCGCCAACAACCCGTATCGGCAACCGCACACAGATTTTCACTAAGTCTGTTGCTGTCGCTGGCACTTTGGAAGCTGTTGACAAAGCTGGTCGTAAGTCTGAAAAGGCTTATCAGTTGGCTAAAGTGTCGGCTGAACTGAAGCGCAACATTGAATTGACTCTGTTGTCCAACCAAGTGGCTGCCGCTGGTAACTCCAGCACTGCCCGTACTCTGGGTGGTCTGCAAGCATGGCTGAACACCAACTATGACGGCGGCACTGACGGTGTGGCTGGCTCTGGTGGTACAACTGCCCGTACAGACGGTACTGACCGTACTTTCACCGAAACCATCCTGAAAACCGTGGTTGCTGAGGTTTACACCGCTGGCGGCACACCTAAAGTGTTGATGGTTAACCCTGCCCACAAGCAAGTTGTGTCGGCTTTCGCTGGTATCGCTGCACAGCGTTACATGGCTCCTTCCAACGAGCCAACCACCATCATCGGCGCTGCTGATGTGTACATGAGCGATTTCGGCACTATTTCTGTTGTGCCTAACCGCTTCATGAACAGCACTAACGCTGGTGACGAGACAGCCTTCTTGGTTGATCCCGACATGGCTGCCGTGGCTTACCTGCGTCCTTTCGAAACCATTGAATTGGCTAAGACTGGCGACAGCGAGAAGACCCAACTGCTGGCTGAATTGACTTTGGAAGTCAAGAACCAAGCTGCTCACGGTATAATCGCGGACCTCAGCTGATCTAACGTAAGTTAGCCGAAAGCCTCCCTCGGGAAACCTTGGGGGGCTTTTTTATTTACCATGCCAATGATAGAATTGCAATCATGGAAAACCCTACATTTCGCAAATCTGTTGCTCACGCCGATGGTGAAGGCGGTTTGATTATTCAAACTGCTCAAGATGTATCAGCCATTGTTGAAAGAAACAAGCAAGAGTTCAACAGCTATGACGAACGGGCCAAATGGTCTGATGAGTTGTATGGCAACAAGGTGGCGTCCATTCCATTAACTGCAATTGATGAACTGAATCACCAAGGCATCATGCGTGGTTTTCACGTTATTGATAACGCACGTTTTGCGATGTGGCTCAATAATCCAGACAATCGGGCATGGCGTACACGCCCAGGAGTGATTTAAATGAGCTTTACAAGTTACTCTGATTTGCAGACAGCCATTGCTGGTTATCTGGCTCGTTCAGACCTGACCACACAAATTCCAGACTTCATCCGTTTGGCTGAAACACGTTTGCGCCGTGATCTGCGTATTCGTCAAATGCTGAAATCGGTAACGACTTCCACTGTTGCGGCTGATAGCACGGTAGAGTTGCCAAGCGATTTCCTTGAGGTTCGTGATTTGGTGATTGCTGGCAATCCTCCGCAACCACTGAACTACTCAAGCCCTTCCGCTTTCACACGGAACACCAGGACATGGGAGTCAGGCAAGCCACTGGACTACACAGTGTTGGCTAATGACTTCCAGCTTGCTCCTGTTCCTGACGCTGTATATACAGTGCAAATGCTGTACTTTGCAGCTCCTGCATTCTTGAGTGACACAAACACAAGCAACGTATTTTTGGCAAACACGCCTGATGTTTTGCTTTATGGCGCTTTGCTTGAGGCAGAGCCTTATCTGATGAACGATGCCCGACTGAACACATGGGGCTCCATGTTTGATCGTGCTCTATCGTCAATCACACGCTCTGACCAGCAAGGTCAGTACTCAGGCGTACCGCTTGCAATCAAAACAACTCTGTGAGGTAAATCATGGCTGAAATGTCGAACTACTTGGAGAACGCGCTGATTAACGCGACTCTCCGCAACACTTCCTACACATCTCCTGCTGCTGTGTATTTGGCGCTTTACACAAGCGATCCAACTGACGCAGACACTGGCACTGAGGTGAGTGGCAACGCTTACGCCCGTCAAGCAATCACGTTTGGTGCGCCCTCTAATGGTGTTTCCACAAACAGTGCTGCTATTGAGTTCCCTCAAGCAACTGGCTCTTGGGGCACTGTTTCCTACATCGGAATCCGTGACGCATCTACCTCTGGTAACTTGCTGTATCACACGGCCCTGGACGCATCCAAAGCAATCGCTACTGGTGACGTTTTCCGTGTTGCCATCGGTTCACTGAGCGTAACTTTGGCTTGATATGGCAGATTTGCTTCCACCGTGGACGATAGATAGTCTTGACCAGCTAAAAGCTAGTCTTGATGATCTGACGCTCACGCTGGATAGCGAACTCTACATAACATCGGTCACGCTCTGGGATGCCTACGGTTCTGTCAATGCAACGGCCACTGTAAACGCCCAAGCTGTTCGTGTCAGAGATGCGTCAGCAAGCATTACGGCATCGGCTAGTGTTTCTGCTGCTGCAATAAGGGTACAGAACGCTGATGCAAGCATTACCTGCAATGCAACCGTAACGGCTGATGCAACCCGTGTTCAGTATGCAAACGCTGCTATTACTGCTAACGCAACTGTTACCGCTGATGCGATTCGCGTCCAGTATGGTGCTGGTGCTGTAACTGCAAATGCAACTGTTACGGCAAGTGGCACAAGAGTTCAGTTTGGTGATGCTGCTATTACCGCAGAGGCTACTGTTACGGCTCTTGGTGGAATTGTGGCAAACGCAGAGGCAAGCGTCACTGCAAATGCGACTGTTACCGCTGATGCTGTTCGTGTTCGTACCGCTGATGCTTCAGTGTCTTGCGCTGCAACGGTAACCGCTTTGGGTGGTGTTGTTGCTGATGGCGTGGCCTCTGTGGTGTGTGACGCTCAAGTCATTGCGTCTGCCAGTGCAATTTATGCTGGCATTGCTTCAGTAACTGGCACTGCAACAGTTTCTGCTGCTGCTACAAATGGTGGTGGCTGGTCAGTTGATACTGAATCAGAAAACACATGGACAGTCACATCAAGCAATCAAAATACATGGTCTGAAATCACGGTTTCGGAAAACACATGGGAAGATGTGGCCGCATCAAGTAATTCTTGGTCACCTGCATCAAACGGGAACAACACATGGCAACTACAAAACTAACATTTGGCGAATGGATGCCGGACCAGCCAGGTATCTCTGGCGCTTTGAGCGATGCCAAGAATGTAGTGTCCCAAGCCATTGGTTACGGGCCATTGCCTACGGCTGCGACATTCTCCGCTGCTGCCTCTGAAAACCTGACAACGCTTGTTGCTGGCAAGACTCCGGCTAATGCAACCAAACTTTTTGCGGCTGGCTCCACAAAGATTTTTGATGTTTCTGGTGTTGGCGCTTTGACCAATGTCTCAAAGTCTGGTGGATATACGCCTAACGCAAACGCAGACCGTTTCAGGTTTACGCAGTTTGGCAATGTCATCATTGGGACAAACTTTAGCGATCCGATGCAAGCCTACACATTGGGCACATCAACGGCATTTGCTGATCTTGCTGCCGGTGCGCCGATTTGCCGGTTTCTGACTGTCGTGCGTGACTTTGTTGTCACCGCTTTTACTGATGAAAGCAGCACAACATATCCCTCTAGGGTTCGTTGGTCTGGAATCAACGATGAAACAGCATGGGGTTCTAGCCAAGTCACACAGGCAGATTTCCAAGACATTGCTGATGGTGGTCAGATTGTTGGCATCCGTGGTGGTGAATTTGGTTTGGTGTTCATGGAAAAGGGTATCAGCCGGATGAGCTACATCGGCACACCTTTTATTTTCCAGTTTGACAACATCTCAAGAGGTAAGGGCTGCATTGCTGCTGGCTCGATTGCTCAGACACAAGGCGTCACCTTCTTCTTGTCAGACGATGGCTTTTATTTGTGTGACGGACAACAAATTCAAGCAATTGGCTCTGAGAAGGTGGATCGTTGGTTCTTTGCTAATGCTGATGAAAACTCGTTTGAAACAATGAGCGCGGCAGTTGACCCTGTTCGCAAGCTAATTATCTGGAATTTCAGGACAACCTTTGCACAACGTCAGCTCATCATCTACAACTTCAAGACACAAAAATGGACGTATGGAGATGCTGGCGCTGATTTCATCTCTGATGCTTCAACGGCTGCAACAACGCTTGAAGGTTTGGATTCTATTTCTGCAAGCATTGACGCTTTGCCTGTAAGTCTTGACTCCATCCTTTACATGGGCGGTAAGTACTTTCTCGGTGGAACGTCTGGCGCTTATGTTGTGACGTACAACGGCGCACCCGCAACGGGTCAACTGATTACAGGCGATTTAAACGCTGGTGGGCGCTCTGTGGTGACATTGGCTAGGCCGCTTGTCGATAACGGCTCTGCGACCGTTTCTGTGGCTTCTAGGACTCTTTTGAGTGAAGGCTTGTCGTTCGGTGCTGCTGTTGCTGCCGACTCTGAAAACAGGGTTTCACTTAGATCAAACGGCAACTTCCATCGGTTCAAGGTTGTTCCGACAGGAGACAATTGGGCGACTGCTGTGTCTTTGGATGTTGATCTTTCTGGTCAGGGTGTGCGATGACAGTTCAATTTAGAACGCTTCCCACGTTTGGTGGTGACTCTCGGGCTGTTTCTGAGGTCGTTAATGGCATCATGAACGGCAAGACGAACAACACTGGAACTGTCACTCTTGCTACTGGAAACGCTACCACTACAACGATTTACGATGACAGAATTGGTGGCGACAGCAAGATTTTAATTGTTCCTTTTTCTGCTGCTGCTTATGCTGATTCGGCTCCCTATGGTGCTTTTTCAAACAACACTGACCAAACGGCTCCAAGCGCAGGGACAACTGCTGTTGTTTTGTTTGATACAACTGAAGAAAGCAATGGTGTTTATTTATCCAACACCACAAGGATAAACTTCCGCAACGCTGGAATTTATAACGTCCAGTACTCTTTGCAGCTTCAGAACTCAACCAACGATTCACAATATGCTGACGTTTGGTTTAGGGTGAATGGAACTGACGTTGTACGCTCTGGCAGTCGTTTTGGCATCATGCCAAGAAAAAGTTCTGGCGATCCAAGCCACATCATTGGCTCAATGAACATTTTTCTTGAGTTGAACGCTAATGACTATGTTGAGGTTGCTGGCGCTGTTTCTGATGCTGCCGTAACTTTGGAACACTTTGCAGCAGATACAGGAATACCCCGTCCGGCGATTCCGGCTGTAATCCTAACTGCTCAATATGTTGCGCCATCGGCATCAAACAATGTGTATGTCAGCGCACAAACAAAGGGGTCTGCAACATTGACCCACTTTGCAAATTCAACGGCCAACAAAACATATGCTTATGTCATTGTCGGCTGAAATTGTCTATAATGGTTCCATCGGATCACCCGCTATGGAATCCACAACTTTTAGGAGTTAGTCATGGCGGTTACGACCACATCTCAAATTGATCCAACCATCCAGCCATTCTTGTCGTTTGGACTAGGTGAGGCGCAACGTCTTTACCAAGCTGGTGGCCCACAATACTTTGCTGGTGACACCTTTGTCCGCCCTGATGCTACAACCCAAAAAGGTCTGCAAGCACTAGAGCAACGCGCCATGCAGGGTAATCCTCTTGTTGGTGCTGCTCAAAGTGCTGTTCAAGGCGCTATTCAAGGCCAACAAAGCCCTGCTGCTCAGATGTATCAGAACATCTACGGGCAAGCTGCGTCTAACCCTACAAGCCAGTTCTTCACTGGTTTGATGGGCGGCACTGTAAACCCTGCAATGGCTGGCACACAGGCAACAGCAAGCGGTCAGTATCTTTCTGGAAATCCATTCTTTCAAGGCGCTTTTGCTCCTGCTGCTCAAGCGGCCACACAGCAATTCCAAACAGCCATTGGCGACATTGGCTCTGCTGCGTCTAAGGCTGGTCGATATGGCTCTGGCGCTATGGGTACGCTGCAAGAACGTGCTTCTGGTCAGCTTGCCAAGTCTTTGAGTGACACCGCTGGTCAACTGGCTTACCAGAACTTTGCGCAAGAGCGTGGCCTTCAAGAGTCCGCACAGGGTCGCTTGGGTGCTTTGGCTCAACAGAACATTGCTAACCAAATGGCTGCTGCTCAAGGTCTGGGCCAGAACTATCAGCAAGCACTGGCGACACAATTGGCTGCCACTGGTGGTGTTGGTCAGACCTATGCTTCTGATGTTGCTCGTCAATTGACTGCTGCGGGTATGGCTCCAGGTCTTGCGCAATCTGACTATCAAGACATTCAGAATTTGTTGGCTGCTGGTCAGGCGCGTGAGGGTTACACTGGTCAACAGTTGGGTGCTGACATTGCACGGTTCAACTTCCAGCAAAACGCACCGCAACAGAATCTTGGCACATTTTTGTCAAGTGTCTATGGCAATCCATTGACTCGCAATTCACAGACAACCCAAAGCGGCACACAAGACACATCCACCCTGCAAAACATTCTTGGCACTGCTGCAACCCTTGGCGGTCTTTACAAGAACGTGGGTGGTTTGACTGGTGTGCAGAATCTTTATAACGCTGGCTCAAGTTTCTTGCGTGGTTTTATGCCTACTGTTAACGCTTTGGATTATTCGGCATATCCAAGTTATAACGCTATGCAAGAAGACATCTACGGGCGATAAGGATTAATCATGAACGGACTTCTTGACATTTTTGGCACAGGCGGCACTGATACGCTGAGTCTTTTGGGCATGAGTCCAGAAGCTATCCAGCGTAGCCGTGATGATGCCCAAGCTCAAGCCTTGTATTCCTTGGCGGGTTCTTTGCTGTCTGGTGGGCCTACTGGCATGTCTATCGTGCGCGGGCTTCAACAAGGTAGCCAAGCATACAAGAACGCCATGCAAGGCCAATTGCAAGAGCAATTTCAAGGTATGCAGGTGCAGGACTTGCTGCGTAAGCGCAAAGAGGAGCAAGATGCTTTGGCGCGTCAGCAAGTGATTGATCGCGCTGTTGCTGGTTCTTTCCAGCCTGCTCGAGCTGCTGTCCCTGCTCAAATGGTTGAAGAAGATGGCCGATACATGGGTGAAACACCTGCTGTGGCTGGTCGTGCTGCTGGTCTTGATTTGCAGTCTTTGGCTCCTGCTTTGATGGCAAGCCCACAAGGCCGCAAGACTTTGGCTGATTTGGTGGCTGCACAAAAAGCAATGCGCCCTGAAACATTTTCTCTTGCTGAAAACGCAACTCAATTTGAGCGTGACCCGTTTACTGGAGAAACAAGGCAAATTGCTCAAGGCATTCCAAAGCCAGCTCCTATCCCAAAGCTGACAGGCAAAGAAGGCAATGCTGCATTGATGTTTTACGGCACAGATGATGTAAATAAGTTGCGCGAGATTCCTGGCGCTATTCAGAAAATTCAAATTGAAGCAACAACACAGCGCAAAGCTGAACAGCCACAAATTAACTTGGCTGACCCAACTGCCGTGCAAACACAACAACTGAAGACCATTAATCAGTGGGAAGGTGTGCTGAAAGACTCTGGCGCTGCTGAGACAGCAATGAGAGCACAAGGCTTCTATGCTGCTTATGAGCAAGCCAAAAAGGGCAACACAAACGCTGATGGCGCAATGATTTACAACGTGGCAAAGGTTTATGACCCTGCTGGCGCTGTGCAAGCTGGTGACGTTTCTACCGTTTTGGGTTCTCGCTCAGTTCCAGAAAACATTAAAAGCTATGCTCAAAAACTGACAACTGGTGGAACACTCACACCAGCAGAACGTCAAAACATGAAGAAGATCATTGACACGCTTGTTGTTGAGCGCAAGAAAATGATTGAACCATCGTTGGGAACATATCGCAAGATTAACAAAAATCTTGGTGGTGATGACAATGCAATCAATAACCCGTTTGATATGGTCAAGCAGCCAAAAAGCCTAGAAGAAATCTTAGGCTTACGCCCAAGAGGGGGTAACTGATATGGATGAAGCACAACGAATCAAAGAAGCCTTGGATGCTGGTTTTGGCATTGAAGAAATCCGCGCTTTGTATTTGAGCAATGGCTTACCTTTGCCAAAAGAGATTGATGTGACTCCTGCTGAAAAGCAAGGCACATCATTGTCTAAGGGCGCTCGTTTGGCAATGACTGCCGCGCAAGGTCCAACACTTGGCTTTGCTGATGAGTTGGCTGGACTGATTCAAGCTCCATTTATTGCGACTCAAGGTGAATCATTAGGTGACGCTTACACCCGTGGTCGTGATGTTTATCGTGCTGGTGTGCAAAGCTACCAACAAGAGCAACCAATTGGCTCTGCTGTTGCTCAAGGCGTGGCCTCATTGCCGCTTGGTATGCTGAATCTTGGCCGCAACATTGCTCCGCAAGCTGGCCCCGTATTGCGCTCAATTGGTGCTGGTGGCTTGTTCGGTGCTGTTGCCGGAGCTGGAGAGGCCGATACAGCACAGCAAATCCCACAAGAAGCTCTTTCCTCTGGCGTAACCAGTGCTGTTCTTGGTGGTGCTACTGAGCTTGGCATGAAAGCCGTAAGGCCAGTTGGTTCAATCTTAAAGGCTCAAACTGGACGAATGATTCCAGAGTCTGTAAGAGGGCTTGTTGGCGGTTCTTCTGTTGACATTGCTCGTAGGCGTGTTGCTGAAGCAATGATGAGGGATGGCGCTACACCCGACCAAGTTATTGCGAGAATGTCTAAACTTGGCGATGATGCGATTCTTGCTGAATCTGCTGGCTACAACACCCGCGACTTGCTAGACACAATGGCAACGCTTCCAGGTCGCACCAAGAACTACACAGAAGATTTGATCCGTCAGCGTCAATCTCAGCGTGGTGGTCGCCTTGCAACGTCTGCACAACAACAGTTATCACCAACTGGTGTACGTTTGGCAGATTCTGTTGAGTCGTTGATGACAAAGCGTGATGTTGAAGCAACGCCTTTGTATAACCAGCTAAAGACTGTTTCTGTCGCTCTTGATGATGACTTGAAGCAAATTCTTGATGCTGCTAACAAACTTGGCGCTTTTAGTCGTGCTGAAAAAATCTCCACTGGTTTGCGTGAACCCTTCACACTCAAGGACTTTAAAAAATCCACTGATGCGTCAATGACGGATTTGGATAAGGTCAAGCGTGGTATTGATGACATTATCGGCAGCAAATCGGCGGTTAATGATCGTGGTGAAATTAATGAATTTGGTCGCTCTGTTGTCAAACTTAAACAAGACTTGTTGAAGCGTTTGGATGATGCAACTGTTGACCCTGACACTGGTGCATCTTTGTATAAAGGCGCACGCAATGCTTATGCTGGCCCTAGCGCACTAATTTCTGCTGCTGAACTTGGCCGCACGGTGTTGAACAAACCTGCTGCAACCATTCGCACTTTGGTTAAAGACATGAGTGATTCAGAGCTTGAATCATTCCGAGTTGGCGCATATGAAGGGCTGCGTGATTTGGCTGGCACACAGTCTGGTCAGACTCGCTTGCTCAATATGTGGAAAGAGCCATCAACACAAGAGCGCCTAAAAGAAATCTTCCCAAGCGAACGCGCTTTCCGTGTGTTTGCCTCTGATGTTGCTGCTGAAGCTCGAAAGAAAGATATTCAGTCTGTTGGTCGTGGGTCGCAAACTGCTGGACGCGAGGCAAGGATGGAAGATGTCGGCCTTCAGACTTTGAAAGATACGGCTGATCTTGCTGCTGCTGCCAAGACAATGGACGTCAATTCTTTGATAAACATGCTGTCAAGCAATATGAAAAGGACTGCTGTTCCAGAGCCTGTTCGCAATGAAATTGGTCGCATCTTGATGTCTAAGGCAACAAGCGGCGATGAGGTAAGAATCTTGCGCAACGTAATTGAAAAGATGAAAAAAGATCAAGAGGCTCAAGCGATGACAAGCGGCATCATCGGAACACAACTTGCACCAGCAGCAGAACCATTCACAGCAGCATTGCGCTCACTTCTTCAGTAAGGACTAATCATGGCAAAGACAAAAATCAGCGAGTTCTCAGCAACTCCAGGAAATAACACCGACATTGATGGCATCAACATTGCGGAAGGTTGCGCACCTTCTGGCATTAACGATGCTATCCGTGAGTTGATGGCTCAACTGAAAGACTGGCAATCTGGAACTTCAAATGATCCTTATGTTATTGGTTCTTCTGGCAGCCTGACACTGAACCAAGGCACGGCCAACGGCGTGGCCTACCTCAACGGCTCCAAAGTCCTGACCACTGGGTCTGCGCTGACGTTTGATGGGACTACGTTGCAAGTGGTAAACGGCAACATTCTGTTATCCAACGCCTACAATCTTTCGGCTCGAAATGCGGCAAACACAACGTCTATTGCTTTAATTGGTCGCAACACAAGCGATCAAGTAGTTATTGACGCTGACGGCTACGGCCTAAAAATGGGTGCTGGTGGTGCGCTGTTCTTGAATGGCTCCGGCAACCTCGGCTTGGGGGTTACTCCTAGTGCTTTCAGTGCGGGTTATGTTGGGTTTCAGTTGGGCGGTAATCCTGTTATTGCATCTCAAAACAATCTTGCGCTGGCAGGAAACGCTTATTACAACTCCGGTTGGAAATACATCGCCAGCAACTACGCCAGCCGATACGACAGCAACTTCAACAACGGCGGCATTCACGCTTGGTTTACCGCCCCCTCCGGCACAGCAGGTAACGCTATTAGCTTTACTCAGGCGATGACGCTGGATGCGAGTGGGAATTTGTGTGTTGGCGCTACAGCCCCATTATTCAGTGCGACAACAGACATCCTTTCGCTTTCGCGCAATCATGCGAACAATACCGATCTTATTGTCAACAATCAGACCAACAACGCTTCTGCTGCTTCGCGCCTTCGTCTTGAGGCTTACGGCGGCGGCTGGCAGTTGACGGTTCCGCAATCAAGCACGTTCGTCAACCCGCTTATATTTAGTTTTGGCGGCACCGAACGCGCCCGTATCGACTCCAGCGGTAACTTGATTCAAACAGTCAACACAACTGCTGCAACTTTGACAACAAACCAAACGCTCACTTTTAGCATTGTGAATAACTCGCTTTTGCGTATCTCTGTCCGTGGATCAGACGGAACAACCCGTACAGCAACTATGGCGCTGGCCTAACATGAAGGCTTGCAAACACTGTCATCAAGAAAAGCCTTTTGAGGCTTTCTACGCAAGCTCGACCCACAAGTCGGGCTATGCGTCTTGGTGCAAAGTGTGCGAGTCCGAGCGATCAAAAGCGAAAACACAGCGCAACCGTGAGACTCGACTTGCCAAAGCAAAGCAGTGGCGTGATGCCAACAAGGATAAGCAAACAGCAGCAATCCAAGCATGGCGTGAGAGCAATCCAGAGCGTACTGCCGCCATGTACCGTGATTGGGCTAACCGCAATCGCGATAAAGTAAATGCTACATGGATGAGGCGAGATGCTGCGAAGAAGAATCGAACTCCAAGCTGGCTGACAGTGGATGAGCATTGGATGATTGAACAAGCCTACGACATAGCTACAAAGCGAACTCAAATGCTTGGCATACCATTTCACGTTGACCACATTGTCCCGCTTCAAGGAAAAACGGTTTCTGGCCTTCATGTGCCTTGGAATTTGCAAGTAATTCCAGCAAAATTAAATCAGCAAAAATCAAACCACTTTAACTAAGGAACCACCATGACCACCACATTCAAAATCTCTCAAATGGATCGCAACACTGCTGACGGTTTCGTCACCGTAGTGCACTGGAACGCCTCCCAAACCGATGGCGACTTCACAGCCTCAACATACAGCACTGTCAGCTTCACCAAAGAAGATGGTATCAACTACGTGCCTTATGCAAGCCTGACGGAAGCTGCTGTTATTGAGTGGGTCAAAGCCTCTTTGGGCGCTGAAGGCGTGGCTGCTGTTGATGCTGCTCTGGCAAACAACATCGCTGCTCAGAAAGCCCCTGTGACTGCTACCGGTACACCTTGGTCAGCATAAAATAAACCACCTTTTCTAGCCGAGTTTTGACATGGACAATCAACAGCTTTTCAACTTAGTCGTATCAGTTGCAGGGGGCTTGGCGGTCTATGTCATCAACAACTTAACTCGCACAATTCAGAAGCTAGAAGACAAGGTTAATGACTTACCTCACGTTTACGTTGCCAAGGATGACTATCGGTCTGATATTGCTGAGGTCAAAGCGATCCTCAAGCAAATCTTTGACAAGCTAGACGGTAAGGCAGACAAGCCATGAAAGACTGGGCCGTTAGCTTTGTTGCGGCGGCCCTTGTTGTTGGCCTCATCGTTTGGTGCGCCAAAGTATTTATTGAGGTGCTGAAGTAATGGAACCGATCACGATGGCCCTGACAGCAATGGCCGCTGTCCAGAAAACGGTTTCTCTGATAAAGCAAGCCTCTAAAACAGCGGACGATGTTCGCAGCCTTGGTCCTTTGTTAGGTAAGTACTTTGAGCAAAAGCATGAAGTCACCAAAGCCCTGAAGGATGCCAAGAAAAAGGGTGGCTCTAACATGGGCCAAGCTGTTCAAATCGAGCTTGACCTGAAAGCACAGCGAGACTTTGAAGAACAAGTTAAGGGATTGTTCTTCCCGAACAACATGGACGTTTGGAATTCCATCATGGTCCGAGTGGCTGAGATGGACAAGCAGGACAAGATTGACGCACAGCTTGCCCGTGACCGTGCTTTACGAGCCAAGCAAGAACGTGAAGAGCTTGTTGAAATCTTGATTGTTGTTGGTGGCATCGTTGTCATATTCTTGCTTGTTGGCTTTGGTGTCTACCTCGTCATGTATGGGATGAAGCCATGAAGCGACTTTCTCTAATCCTGTTTTTACTGGCTGGCTGTGAACCTACTTATAGATACCAATGCCAAAACCCGCAGAACTTCCATAAAGAGTTTTGTCAAAAGCCTATTTGCCAGTTTTCGCAAACTTGCCCTGAATACATTATTGCGCCTGTCTTGGAGAAACAAATTGAACAAGTCAAACCAGCCGAGTGAACGTCTATCAGCAGACGCTATTGAGGTCAGGATATGGGCTTTTGTGGTTGTTGCTGTCACTCTGATCCTGTCATTCATTGTTGGCGCTTTGCTCTACTCTGTGACGTTTGTCGAGCAACCCATTAAAGCTATGGCTCCAATTGACCAGGCATACACCAAGATGCTGAACGACATCGTTCTGCTGATTGTTGGCGGTATTGGCGGCATCATGGGTAAACGTGCCGTGAGTGCTGTTGTTAAGCAAGAACCAAAAGAGGTGCAAGATGCTCCCACTGACAGCCCTACTTAATGTCGGCTCTCAACTTATTGATAAGCTGATCCCTGACCCAGAGGCCAAAGCAAAAGCTCAGGCTGAGTTGCTGAAGATGCAGCAGGACGGTGAGCTTGCAAAGATGGCTAACGACACCAAGCTATTTGAGATCGCCAACGCAAATACAGCAGATGCAAGGGATATGCAAAAGGCTAACAAGTCTAAGATGCCAGCCTTTTTGTCAATCATTACTGTAGTTGGTTTTTTTAGCTTGTTGCTTGGCTCTGCTTTCGGTGTTTTGACATTGACAGGTTCAGACATCATGATGATGCTCTTGGGTGTTCTTGCCCGTGAAACAGCATCGGTTTATAACTTCTGGCTTGGAAGTTCTAACTCCAGCCAGCAAAAAGACATTCTGAAAGGAAAGCAGTGATTACTGTTGAACAACTTAAAGAACTGAAGATTGATGATGACTGGCTTGAGCCTTTGAACGAGGCTATGCAGCGGTACGAGATCAACACACCACTGCGTATAGCTGCTTTCATTGGTCAATGCGCTCATGAGTCTGGCAACTTCAAGACCCTGCAAGAGAACCTGAACTACTCAGCGGAGGCTTTATGCCGTGTCTGGCCTAGCCGATTCCCTAATCTTGAGGCAGCACAACCGTATCACCGCAATCCCGACAAGATCGCAAACAAGGTATACGGTGGTCGAATGGGGAATGGCACTGAAGAGACTGAGGAAGGCAGCTTGTACAAGGGCCGTGGCCTGATCCAATTGACTGGCAAGGACAATTACACCTTGTGTGGTGATGCCTTGCGTGAAGATTTCATTCATTCGCCTGACCTTTTGTTGTCTCCAAAGTATGCTGCTTTGAGTGCTGCATGGTTCTGGAATAAGCGTGGCCTGAACAAAGAGGCCGATGCAAAAGATTATGTCGCCATGACCAAGAAGATCAATGGCGGCACAATCGGCTTAGAAGACCGCCTGAAGCACATCAAGCACGTTTTGGACGTTCTAGAAGGCTGATCGGCGTATATACGCAAGACTCTGAGCTGCTGGACTCCACACTGACAACAGACTGACCGTAAGGATTGTTCACCTGTTCAGGGTGATGAAACCATCGACGGCAGTTCTTGCAGTGCGAGTCTGGTAACTCTGGCTCACACCTACTGTAATCAAACGGCAGGGTGTTCATCTTTGTACTCCAGCTCGAGCAGCAGTTCTAGGTAATGGATTGCTTTCTTGATGTCAGCAGCACCATTCTTTTCCTTATGACGGGTAACGTACTTGATGACGTTGCCTTCACAGAACCCTAGATTGTTGGCATGAATGTAGACAATGGGCTGGATGCCCTTGTCTTTGTAGTGACTACCTGATACCTGTTTATCAAGAGCAGACACCGTGACAGTGGGCCATGTGCCAGTACGCATAGGGCATCGCCCAAGGTTGGCGCAATGAGTTGGATTTTTACAAGTATCGCAAAGCATCACGACTCCTTCACAAACTGCCCATCTTTGTTCATGTAACCCTTACGTGGTTCAATGACCTTGTAAGCGTTATAGAAGCATTGACGCACATCCATGTCACACAGCACTGCTACGTTGACCAGCGTGACCATAACGTCACCAATAGCATCAGCAATCTCAGCCTTGTCATTCTTGGCAATTGCTACCAACAACTCACAGGCTTCCTCAACGGTCTTGCTGGCTTGGCCTAGTGCTGTGCCATTTTTGTAGATGCCTCTGGCTTCAGCCCACTGCATGACCTGGAACTCTGTCATGCCAAAAGATTGTGTTTCTTTCATCAATCAGTGCCTCCAACTTGCATCACTTCTTGTTCGCCCTCTTGTTCTTTGAACTGAGCAACAAGTTTTTGGTGCAATGGATATGCGTTTGATTCTGTTGGCAATTGTCCAAGCACACGGACAATAAAAGCAGCTTCATTTGGTTCAAGTGTAAAAGTCATGGAATTATCCTGTTGAGATGTTAAAAGATATAAGGAGTTTAATAGACAGCCTTATACATCCTTAAATTTGATAGGTGGGCCTTACTCGCTGCACTGGTGTTACGTATGGACGAGATACATACCGCCAGCATCCGCTTTCAGGCCCGTTAATCAGAAGCAGCTAGTTGTGCAACCAAACTGCGTACAGCAAACAGTGCAAGTGGTCATCTTGCCATTGATGTAGTAAGTGTTTGTTGTGCAACTGGCCCAAGTCATTGTGGCAAGTGTTGCAAGGTAAACGCCGATAACAAGTTTTTTCATGTTGTCTCCAGGTCAAAAAGGCACGTCTGAATCCATGTCATCAAAACCGCTGGAAGGCTTAGAAGCCTTTTTAACGGGCGCTGCTTCTTTAGGCTTGACTGACAGGCTCATAAATTTTTTACCCGTCTTCTCGGACGTTTTAAGCCATCCTGAAATCCAAAGATCAACGCCGTTTACATTGATGCTTCCTTTGTAATCCGGAAAATTGTCTTGTGTCTTTTCGTCATTCTTGAAAAGTGCGCCTCTGTTTGCGTTATCGTATTGCATGGTTATTCCTTTGCTTTCTTGATTGAACTGCGTGTTTTGCTGTCTAACAGCGACCACAACGCTACTTTTTGATCTGCCTCTAGGTTCTCCGAATCAAGCCGTGTCAATGCTTGTTTTGAATTTCCTTCAGCTACGTTAGCGATCAACTCGACCGCTAATTCTTTGAGGTACTGCATTTCCTCTACTGGCAATGTATCTGCAATACCTTGTGAGGGGGTAATGATAACTTTCTTTGCTGCCACTTCATGTGTATGTGCATCTGCATCATTATCGCCTTCAGTTGGTATGGCAAACGCCTGAAAAGCAGCATATTTGTAAGCTGCTGACATAGCTTTATTCATGGACTTATCACCAGAATCAAAAGCCTCGCCAACAGTGCAGATAGTGTGCTTGCTGCCATCTTCTGAGCTGACAAGATCAAACTCCATCGTGACATAGCTGTAAATCAATGTCTTGTTGCTTGAGCTTTGGCGCTCTGTCTGCATCGACTTTACAACCCTTGGCAAGATGCAAAGTTTATGCTCTGCAAGCAATGGTGAAAGAGTGTTGTAAACCTGATCGATTCCGCGAAAGCTGTAACCAGCACCTTGAGTGTTGCGGCCATCTTTAGTGATGCCAATTTTTGACAAAGCAAATTGGATTGCGTTTATTGCTTGATAGACCTTCATGATGTTCTTTCTACTTTCTTGGCCAGCAGCCACTTGTCGCCAAGATTCCTGATTGATTTGACCCACTGGCGGCAGTTGTGACGCTGAATGTGTGTTGGCACACCAGCTACGCAGAATAGGCTGCGTACCCGCGTGAGGTACGCTGTTTTCATTCTTGCTCCTTTGGCTCGACCTTCACCAGTTCCACTGACGAGGGGATGTCGCGGTAAGAGCCTCCGACAACTTCATTGAAGCCGTAGCCCTCAACCAGCTTGTTGGCATAGTCAAGCAAGATTTTTTCAATTTCCTGACGGGATAAAGTGATTTTCATATCATTCCTTTGGTTGTGTTGAGCCTCTATTGTTAACGCACAAAACGTGTTTGTGTATTAGGAAAAACCCTAATAGACAAGACTTTTTTTTGCTGTAATCTTTGCGCTATGAACACACACGACAAAGACGAATACGAAGCCAGTGAAGCATTGCTAGACTATGCGGTTTCACTTGTTACTCGTTACACAGACCATCCTGGCGATGTAGATGCGGCCACAAAAGCCCTTCTGATCGTTACGCTGGAACACCTTTTCAACCGGAGAATTTACATTGAGCAAATCACTCGCTAAGTTGTTTTACCTTGAGCAACTCGCAAAGACCAACGACCATCACCGCAAAATTTCCAAGCGTATGCTTTGGCGTTTTGATGTTGGTGCAGCACTTATCAGAGATGAGTTACTGAATGAAGGTTACATCAAGCTGGAAAGGTCTGAGCGCATTGGCAAAACGAGCAAGAACAATCATTTCTATGTTTTGACTAGCAAAAAGTTTGTACACAACAAAGAGTCTGAAAAGAAAGTTTCCATGACGGAGTTTTGGCCTTGTGGCACAAAGAAATCAACAGGCAATGCTTTTGATCTTTCAACAGCTAAAGGCTTGTTTAACAAGGCAGAGCTTGCTGCATCCATGAACAAGGGCAAGCCTAACAACTACAACACACCAGTGCAAGTGATTGCATATTCAAGGGCATAAACATGAGCAAAAAAATGACAAGCTGGTTTCCAGCAAAAATCAAGCCCGTGCATGTCGGGGTGTACGAGACAGACCTTGTTGGCTTGTTGGGGTACAGCTTTTGGGACGGCAAATGGTGGTGTGACACAGCGCGATCTCCCGAGTTAACAAACAAACGGATGGGGATGCAACAAAAAAAATGGCGTGGGTTTAAGGTAAAACAAGCATGACATACAAAACAGACGCAAGCAGCCAATGCGAAGGCAAGGACAAGCTGCCAACAAAAGAACTGGCCTTGGTCATTGTTGGAAGGCGTAGAGACAGCCCAATGGAGGCTTATCGCTGTGGGCATTGTGGATTTTTTCATGTAGGCCATGCAACGCCTAAGAAACGTGATTTTCGGAGATCGCCAAAATGAGCAAAGGTTCAGTTTCTCGCCCCTTCTCTGTATCCTCAGAGGAGTTTTCAAACCGATGGAATGCCATCTTTTCTAAAGGAAAGTCAAATGTCAACAACGTCCAAGAAACCAGCCAATCAAATGGCTCGACTGAAGCTGATACTGTCGCGCAAGGAGGGAGCGACAGCAGCGGAGATAGCCCGTTACCTGCCGACAACAAGCCCTCACAGTAAGATGGCCCGTCTGGTCCGTACTCATGGCTGGACAATCACCAAGCGTGACAATCCAGACGGAACCAAACAATACTTTGGCAAGCCACCGAAAGCCGCAAAATGACTGACAAAGAACTATTGGAACTGGCTGCAAAGGCGGCTGGAATGCAGATTTTTGTGTGGGGTAAAAAAGGTTATGAAAATTACTGCATCAAAAACAATGATGGAACACCGGGAAATAGATGGAACCCCCTCACAGACGATGGTGATGCGTTTCGTTTGGCTGTGAAGTTGAACATGAGCATATGCCGCCCAGTTGATGGGGACAGCCTGCCTCATTACGGAACATATGCCATTAGCCACTGCCAAAAGATAGACCTCAAAGAACTTGACAAAGGCGACCCACTCGCAGCCACCCGCCGAGCCATTACCCGTGCAGCAGCAGAAATTGGCAAGACGTTAGA